AGGGCATGCTCTTTAAGGCTGGCTTATCTGTAAAATATACAGTTGCTACAGTTGTATTAATGAACGTGTTCTTCGCATAGGGGAAATAAATGGCAACTTCAGGAACCGTAGCGTTTAAGCCAGATGTCCAAGAGATTATCACTGAGGCGTTTGAGCGTTGCGGCATAGATCCGCAGGTTCAGACAGGCGACAGGGCTATCTCAGCGCGTCGTAGCCTTAACCTGCTCTTCTCTGAGTGGGCTAATCGAGGCATTAATTACTGGGCGCTGTCGCAGAAGACTTTGACCCTAGTTAACGGCCAGACGGCGCCCTACCCACTGCCTGCCGGCACGATTGATATTTTAGACGCGGTAATCCGCGACAGCTCTGGGACAGATACGTCTGACCAGATTATTAATCGCGTGTCGATTGCTGATTACAATCAACTGCCAAACAAAACTTCGCCAGGTAAGCCAAGTCAGTACATGCTGGACAAGCAGATTACGCCAGTACTCTACATCTGGCAGGTTCCCGACAGGACAACGTACAGCATCATCTACTGGTCTATAAACCAACTAGAGGACGTCACGGCGTCTAACCAGGACGCCGACATTCCATATCGCTGGAACGAATGCATCTGCGCTGGCCTGGCGAGTAAGCTGTCAGTAAAATTTGCAACTGAGAAGTTTCAGATACTAAATGAAATGTATGAGCGGGCGTTTAGCTTTGCCGCATCGACTGATAATGACGGCGTGAGCTTGAGGATTCAGCCAACCGCGCTGAATTTATCTTAATGGCAAAATACGCAAGAGGAAAAAAATCCTACGCAATAAGCGACAGAAGTGGTCTTAGGGTCAGATACTCTAAGCTGAAAACCACTTGGGATGGCTTGCGTGTTTCGCCCGAAGACTGGGAGCCAAAGCACCCACAGCTTACGCCAGCAAAGAATGTCGTTGACGCCACCGCGCTATTTAATGGTCGGCCAGATACTGATCCTGAGAATGTGGCAATATTTATTGGGTTTACCCAAGACTGGACAATAGATCCACGGCTCCTGCCGCCTATCGGAGTTCCAGCCATTGGTGGAACTGGTTTTATATCTATTAATCTGAGCAGCGTACCTACCCCATCAGGCTTGGGAGGCACGGGCGGCACGGGCGCAGAACTACTAGAGCTGACATTAGCAGAGACTGGCGTCGGCGGCACGGGTGCAGTCGGTACTATATCGCCAACTGGTGTCAAAGGCGTATCTGGATCAGGCGGTACGGGTGGCGTTGGCGTAGAGGCTCTGAGCCTATCTATTAATGAAACTGGCGTTGGCGGTACGGGCGGCGTAGGCGCAGAAGATGTCCAAGTTCTTGGCTGGAGCCAAGAGGGTTGGGGAATCCACGGGTGGGGTGAATAATGAATTACACAACATTAAAAGCAAATATCCAGAACTTTTTGGAAGACGATTCCACAGAGCTGACGGCGTCAATTGATGAGATCATAGAGCAGGCAGAGGCGATGATCTTCTCGCGCCTGCCAAATCTGCCGTGCTTTAGGCAGACCTCTTCAGCAGCTAACCTAGTTGCGGGAACTTCTGACTATGTCGTGCCAACTGCGCGGATGATCAGGCAGGTGTCGGTAATAAGCTCAAATGTTACGGCGTACCTAGATCACAGGATAGATTCGTATCTGCGAGACTTCTGGCCTAACGCCACACTGCAAGCCACGCCAAGGTTTTACAGTACAAAGTCATCCGCTACGGCTGGGACTACGATCACAATCGCCCCGACGCCAGATGCCGCTGATCCATACTTAGTGGACTTCATAGCACCTGAAACTGGGCTAAGTGCTGCTAACGCCACTAACTGGGTTGGCGAAAACGCAGAAAACCTGTTACTATCCGCGTGTCTATACGAGGCATCAGCGTTTCTCAAAGCTGGAGAAACATTGGCTCTTTACAAGACACAATTTGACGAAGCACTGCAATTGTTTGTACAAGAGATGCAACGCGATTACGCAGCAGAATATAACGGAGGTCTATAATGGCTATTACACAAGCGATGAGTACACTATTTAAGAAAGATGTTATGCTGGGTGATCAGCACTTAGACAGCGACACTCTTCACATTGCGCTCTACACAAGTTCAGCAACCCTGTCGGCAGCAACAGACGGTTACATAACAGCCAATGAAGTGGCTAACGGTAACGGTTACACTACTGGCGGCGAGGCTCTAGGAACCAAGTCGGTTATTGAAAATAGCACCAGCGGTTGTTTTGATGCAGCCGATCCAGAGTGGACTTCGGCCACATTTACTGCTAGGGGCGCATTAATCTACAACAAGACACTGGGTGATGCCTCCTCAAACTCAAGAGGCGCAATCGCAATCTTGGATTTTGGTGGTGACTTCACCGTCAGTGGGGGCACCTTCAAAGTCGTTTTTCCTGCCCAGACCAAAGACACCGCCATAGTGAGGATTGATTGATATGACTAGTACCTTTGTAAATGACCTCCGTTTAAATGAACAGGGGACTGGAGATAACAGTGGCTCTTGGGGAACGGTTACGAATACGAACTTAGAATTAATTGGCGAGGCTCTGGGCTTTGGGGAACAACAGGTGTTTCCCCAAGATCAAAACGCTGATACCACAATAGCAGATGGCGCGTCTGATCCAGCACGGGCTATGTACTTTAGAGTTACATCCGCTGGCAATTTAACAGCTACTCGCCAAATGACTATAATTCCCAATACCACTAGCCGATTAATGTTTATTGAAAACGCCACCAGTGGCTCTCAAAGCATCTTGGTTAAATGTGGGTCGGACAGCGCTGGTGATAAAGTAACTATCCCCACTGGACTAACCAAGGTTGTTTATTTAACTGGTGCGGGGGGAAGTGGCACTGTCGTTGACGCCTTCGCCGCGTTGTCTGTTGATGATCTCTTGGTTGATGACGATCTGACGGTTACGGATGATTTGGTTGTTGGTGGATTAGCCACAATCGGTGAAACTCTTGCCGTTACAGGCGTCCTGACCACCACGGCTGCGACTGTGTTTAATGGTGGGTTTGCTAGTAATGCTGATTCTACAATTACTGTTGATGATAACGGGTATAACTTAACTCTTATTTCTACGGATACTGATGAAAACTCTGGCCCAAGATTAAAGTTTTTTAGGAATAGTGCAAACCCTGCTGCTGATGATTTTATAGGTTTAATAGATTTTACTGGTGAAGATGCTGGTGGAAATGAAACACGTTACGCTAACATTGTTGCTCAAATTGCTTCACCTGTCGCTGGCGGAGAAGGCGGCAAGTTTATAATAGAAGTTGCTTCCCATGATGCGGGAATGGAAACTGGTTTTGAAATAATAGATGGTAATGCTAACGGTGAGTTAGATGTAAATATTGGTAGTGGTACTTCTTCTGTAACTACTATTGCTGGCACACTTACATCAACAGGCACTGTCGGGGTTAGGGCCGCAGCAGCAAGCGCAGTTGCTTTAACAGTAAAAAGCACTGGAAATACAGCTTCTGCTCTTGTTGTTCAACAGACGGGCAACACAGATGGGTGGGGACTTACGCCAGATAATACCAACGGTAATTTAGACTTTGTTAGAATTGGTGGTGGCGCTGGTACATATTTTAGGATTGGAGTAGACGGGTCAGTATCCACACCCACACTAGGTTCAAATAACGTAAGACTTGGCGAAAACGCAGGTAATACGATAGCCTCTGGCGGTAATTCTAACGTCTGCATAGGCGTCAACGCAGGAACGGCAATCACGACAGGGGATAATAACGTAGCCGTGGGTTTTGATGCATTAACACTTGAAGATGGAAATGGATTTAATGTAGCTATTGGTCATTCCGCACTTAAAACTCTTAACGCAGGTGCATCTGGGTTCAACACCGCAGTGGGCCACGAAGCAGGAACATTAATCGATCTGGGCATACATAACACCCTTATAGGCGGACGTGCTGGTGATAAACTTGCGCATTCTGATTTTAACGTAGCAGTAGGTGTTAACGCTTTAGGTGCAGATACTTTAGGTTTTGGTTCAGTTGCTATTGGTGTGAGTGCTTTACAAACAATGGACTTTACTTCTTCTACTGAAACTCGTTGTACGGCAGTTGGGTATCAGGCAGGAAAATTAAATCAAACAGGTACAGACAATACGTTAATTGGCGCACAATGTGGCGATGCAATTACCACAGGATTTCAAAATACGGGTGTCGGACATGATGCTTTAGGCGCTTCAGATGATGGGCAAAATAATGTTGCAGTTGGTTTTTTAGCTTTAAATGGTAACTGTGGGGATAATAATACTGCTGT